GATCGGCGTTCCCGCTTCGCACCGGCCAAGTTGACTGATGATGACCGGTTGCAGCAGCACGTGAGTCTTTTCTGATGACATGGATCTCGACCTGAGATGGTAGGTTTGAAGGATTCAGAAAGTGCCCGGGCTGTGACAGCACAACCCGGGCGCGTGATCATTCAGCCTGATCAGTTGATGCCTTTGACCAAGCCCTGGTATCCGGACACGCCAGATCCGATTGTGTGCGTCACATCCAATGCGATGCCGTATTTGCCTTCGCTGTTCAGGACGGTCGTCTTCATCGCAGGCATTCGGTTTGTGCCTTCCAGGTAACCGACGCAAACGCCGTACTGACCACCCTTCGCAGCGACGTACCAGGTGGTTGCAGCTGCCGCGACAGCCGTTTCAGTCACTGGATCCGTGAATCCCGCGTTGATGCGGGAATCTGACTGAGTCAGGATGTTTCGCTTCTTGAGCGGATTCAGCGTTCCGTTCGCAGCGGCTGAATCTCGCAGCTCACTGGAATTCGCAAGCTGATCGGCCGTGAAGCTCAGGCCAACGCCCGTGATCAGCGCTGCATCCCGCAGATTCAGGTTCAGGCCACCGGCCCCACGCTGGCTGCCAAGTCGGGACAGGGCAGTCTGCAGGGTTCCTGCCGCCAAGGCAGACGTTGTCAAAAGGTTTGCATGATCCGTGTGGAACAGGGCGGTGTTGTCCGTCTCCAAGGCAGCGTTTGCGGCCAAGAGTCCGTAAACGATGTCAGGACGCAGACTCAGGATGGCCAGCGCGAACGCTTCCATCGCCGTATTCCACGCGCCCAACTCATCGTCAATCGCGTCCTGTCGGTCAATGATCAACGTTCTGGCGAATTCATACACTCGGTACGATTCCATCGTGTCCGCGAACGACGCCATGTCTGCGGTCTTTCCGCGGTTCCGGCGCTTCAGAGCACCACCTTCCAGACGGTGCAGCTCCTGTTTCTTGAACGACTTCGCGTCCATCTCCTTCGTCCAGCCCTGCGTTGAATCCGTCATGTCGCCCAGAGCGGACAACAGGACAGCACCCATTGCAGTGCTGTAAATGGTTGTGACAGTCGGAGTCGAGAACGCACGAGTCACCAGAGCGCGACGTTCGATTGGCTCTTCGATCTTCGCGATCTGCAGTGCCTGGCGACAAAGGTCCACCGAGTGAATGCCGCGGAATCGATCGGCTCGTTCGAGATTCCGGTCCCACTCCTCCTGAGCGCCCTTGCTTCGGAAGTCCGGACGCTCGAACAGCATTTCACCGGTCACACTGTCGAATCGCATGCGATGGCCGACGCCTTCAACGTTTGCCCCCATTCGCTTTGCCAGGGCAATCGCCAAGGCATGTTCGGTCGTATCGCGTTCGCGACGATTGCCCGCCGGAATGATCTGCGGAGCATCGGAACCAGCGGGAGTCGCTGATCGCTGTTCCTGCAGGTCCTTCAGGAACAATGCACGTGCCTGATCGACCGTGCATTCGGGGTCGTCCAGAGCCTTGGAAAGGGCTTCAGCGCGAACGCCTTCACCCAGTTCCTTGATCTCCGATCGGCGCTTCACTTCACGTTGTGCGCCGATCTTCATCAGTTCATCTTCGGACTTCTGCCGGGACTCTCCGGCTTCCGTTTGAGCTGTCGCAGACATCGCTGCTTTCCTCTCTGAATTGCCGTTGCCGGCCGTTGGGGTTGTCTCTGCCGAAACAGTTTCGACAGATGGTTGTTGGCTTCGTTCCTGTGTGAGCAGAGATGTGATCTCGTCTTCACTGACCTCAAGAGTCAGTGACTGAGATTCGGATGCCCGGGCTTTCGCTTGATTGTCCGCCCCGATCGGTACGCACGAGACTTCATCGATTCGCCAGGACGTTGCGATTCGCAGACGTCGCTTTCCGGCTGTGAATGTCCGGCCTTCCAGCGTTACGGTCGCATTCGGTTCCACCGTGATGTAGGCCAAGACCGTGTATCCGACGGACACGTCTCGAACGTGTTTGTCTCGGTACTTCTGGAATGCTTTGACCGCGGCATCGTCGTGCATATCGAAATGCAGAACGCCTTCCGTGTCCGTGCCCCCTTCAGCAGTTCGAACGTTCTCAATGTGGCCGAGAACCTTTGAGATGCTCGCACGATTGTGCGAATCCAGGAGGACAACGTGTTCTGCCGTCGATCGGCCACTGGCCAACAGGATCTCGTCGATGGCCTCCCATTCCCGGTAGTCGAACATCGCCACCGGCTGTTCCGTGCTCAGAACCGCCTGGATGCTCTTTGACTCATCGCTGGCGCTCTCTGCGCGAATGGCAGCACGACGGGAGACGAATGATCCAGTTCGATTCGAGTTTTCCCGCAGCATGGTCACCATGCGAATGTTCTCCTTACGCCGCTTGCTCTGTGAGACTTGCCAGGAACTGTGCAGACGTCACGCTCGCCAGATCCGCATGTTTCAACATGTTTTGGATGTAGGCTTCACCCAGTCCCGGCCGAACGGTGTCGAGCGTGTCCATAGTTCGACGGAGCTTGTCAGCCGCTTCCGCCGGTCGAATTCCCTGTTCTGCCCAGATGTCGATCAGGGCTTTGCTCATGGTCGAAAGGTCGGTCGCTCGTGCATTGGCTTCTTTTTGTGGATCCACGTGTGGTGGAACCTGGAACAACCCACCGACTTTCACGGCCACCGGTCGCCGCCTGATCAGTTTCCGCAGCTCGGCTTCCTGAAGCACAGACATCAGCACCGGTAACAGTCGTTTCTCAATCGCAAACTGTTCACGTTCGAGCGAACGCCAGTACAACTGCCGATCCATGCGAGCGGATGCATAGGAATGATCCTTTGAATCAAGGCGAGCGATCATCAACGGCATGTTCACGCTGCGTCCGACGTCGCGCCATCGCTCGTTCCGGAACTCCGTGTAATTCGAAGCCGGATGCTTCGGGTCGATCTGCTTTACCTCTTTGCCCTTCGGAGCGTGCATGATTTGGGCAAGCCCGATCTTGATCGGCGACGAGCCGGACCCTTTGACAAGTGGAGTGGTCTCGTGCAGGTCTTGAAAGACAATCGCAAGATTGGCTGCAAGCTGAGCTGCCTTCATCGTCGCCTGATCGAACTGTCGGATGTCTCCAATCGTCGCGAGACTCGCCGCCAACCAGGGAACGCCAGCAATCTGGCCTGGCTCTTCAGTCCGCATGTGATGCAGCATCTGGCTTGCTGGAATTGGTTTCGCCTTCGCACTGAAGCCGAACGTCCCCAGCTCATTGGGTTCCATCACCAGATAGCCTGTCCGCTTTCCGGTATTGCTTCTGGTTATTCCCAGGCAGTATTTCGCTGATTCGACCGTGATGTACGGCACCTTCAGGATGCGTTCTGCATGAATCGAATGCAGGCGAATGCTGATCGGATTTGCACCGTCAGGAGTTCCATTGGCGATCTGCTGAAATGCGTTCCCAGTTGCCCATTGCTGCTGAACGCCCAGATGCAGAATTTCTGCTCCGGACAGTTCGCCGTTCAGATCGCAGTGTTCAAACCATTCACTCAGCACGTCTTCCGCTTCGGCGATGTAGCCCGCGAATTCATTGCGTTCTGCCTCAGAATCTCCGATCGGACGCCTTGGATAGATTTGCCAGTTTGGTCCACCGGGCCCGCAGATGTCTGTTGCATGCGTCGACACCATGCCGGAGATCGTGTCGTTTGTGCTGATTTCGAATGTGCACCGATCGATCAGTGTTGGCAGGTAGGTGACCAGATCTTCATTGATCGTATTCCCAGTAACCGACGCCCACTGCTGTGCGTTGAAATCCGTTGTGCTGGCTGCGTCCCAACGCCGAACTTCTGCCGACAACGGGAGTCCCGGATTCCGAGACGCTGAAGGGGTGAAGTCTTCGGCGGACTCTTCAGGCCTTCGTGCAAACCAGCTTCGGAAGCGCTTCAGCATGAGCGCCTCCCTGTGTATTGAAAGCTCTGCAGCAGCATGCCGCCGGACTCTTCATTCAGAGTCGCAGCCTCGAGCCGGTCGAGTTGCTCAATGAACAGAACGATGGCGTTCCGATCCCAGGCCTGAGTGGCAACTCCGCCCACACCGCCGTCAGGAACAGTGGCGAGAATCAACAGGGCTCCATTCGCCCGGATTCGAGCATTCCTGTAATCGCCCCGATTCAGAAACGTCAGCGCATCAGTCCGGGCATAACGGAGCTCGACATCCACCGACAAGTTGTAAACACGTCGGTCGGAATCCGGATGCTTCTCGAGCATGAAGCCGTTGTCGTCGGTGAAGTCTGCTGACATGCCCGCGACTGTATTCCGGCATTCGGATTTCTGGATCCACCTATCGATTCAGAATTTCACTCAGTGAAATTGTTTCGTGTGCGCACCGCTGCGCACGCTCAATTCCAGTCGCGTTTCTGAACCTCGTTCAGAGGTCGAATTGTCTTGAATGATCTCTGACAGTTGCGCTCAACACACAGGTGATACCTTTGCTGG